GCAGATGGAAGTATGGGTAATTGGGGTGGTGCAGGGGGTGGTGGTGCAGGTGGAGTGGGAAAGAATATGACAGAAACTCGTGCAGGTGGAGTTGGAATATCGTCTAGCATATCAGGTACTGCTACTTATTACGCAGGAGGAGGGGGTGGTGGGGTTACAAATAGTGGTTCATCAGATGGTGGACTAGGGGGTGGTGGAGATGGTGCTGATGGTAAAACCTATACTGCTGGAAACGGAGAAACTAACACAGGTGGTGGAGGAGGAGGTGGAGGATATTACCAATATGGTTCAGGTGGTGGAGATGGAGGTTCTGGAGTGGTTATTATTAGATACGAATTGAATTAAAAGTTAATTTACTAATAGATAATGAAATAATAGTATGAGCGATTACTGGTTAAAGAAAGCAAAAAAGAGGGTTATTCAAGCCGAGCAGATTGGGCTTGATGCTGTTATACTAATGCTCTTGCTCTACGAAGAAACTCTTGAAAGTATCAACCGTAAGATAATATCTTTCTATGCAAAAAACTCTAATAGTTCTGGTTTGGTGTTTGAGGAAATTAGTTCTCTACTCGGTGGGGTTGAGAAAGAGAAATTTGTAAAGGGTATTCAGAGTAAGACAAGAGAGGTTGGATTAAATGTTTATGATGTTTATGACCCTGCACGAATAAACCGTTTAACACGACTGGAAGCCCTAAGAGAAGAGGTGTTCTGGGAAACAATGGCTATTGTACCTATACTGATTAGATACCAAAGAGAAGCATACGAGAAGGTTATTAAGAAGAGTTATTTAACTGGGAGGAAAGATATTGCAAAGTATTTAGGAAAGAGTGTACCCCAAATGTCCACTAACGACAGAATAATTAAAACCCTTTTAAGAGAGAACTGGCAGGGGGGTAATTTCTATTCAAGAACTTGGGCTAATAACTCGGTTCTTAGTGCGAGGGTTCAAAACGCCCTACCTAAGATTGTCAGTAAGGGGTTGATTAGTGGGGCTTCACAAGAGAAGATGCAACGACAGATAAGAGAGGAGTTTGATATTAGTAAGAACGCAGCAGAACGATTGGTACGAACAGAAACCAACTACTTTCAAAATCAAGCAGAGTTACAAGGTTATAAGGACGAGGGTATTGAGGAATACCGTTATGAAGCAGTTATGGACAATAGGACTTCTGAGATATGTACAGAATTAAACGGACAAGTATTTGAGGTTAGTAAAGCACAAGCAGGAGAGAACTACCCTCCGATGCATCCGAATTGCCGATCCACGACAGTTGTGATACTTCCAAACGAACTTGCTAAAGGGTCAAATTGACATAATTGGTAGTATATGTAATTATATATTAAGATACCTGCCGAGGGTAAACGGATTTAATTTTATCTAAAGACTTATGTCAGAAGATATTAAAAAAACTCAAGATGTAGAAACTCCAGATACATCCAAAAAAGAGGACAGTAAGGAGGAAGAGAAACTTTTAACTCAAGAGCAATTTGACAAAGCACTCAAAGACCGATTGGAAAGGGATAGAGCGAAAAACCAAAAGGAAAGTGATGCTAAAATCAAGGAAGCCAGAGCAGAAGCAGAGCGATTAGCGAAGTTATCTGCCGAGGAACAGGATAAGGAATTGAGAGCAAAGACTGAAAAGGAGAACGAAGAAAGGGAATCAGCAATCTCTCGTAGAGAGAACAGACTAGAAGCTAGGGAATTATTTGTTAATTCAAAAGTTCCAGAGAATCTCGTTGATTATGTAGTGGATACCGATAAGGATAAAACTATGGAAAGTGCTGAAACCTTTGTTAAGAACTTTAACGACTCTGTGGCTAAAACAGTCGCAGAACAATTAAAGGGAACTCCTCCAAAGGACATCTCAACTAATTCTGATAAGCTCAAAGAGAGAAAAGTAGTAAGAGCTTTTTAAGAATTAAATTTAATAGTTAAGAAAATGGCAAAGCAAGATGCAATAAACATCTTCTTATCTGACGGTACAACCGAGGATAAGTTGACAGAATCATACGCAGAACTTATTGATATGGTTCAAAAAGGTGCAATCTCTTCCCAGATAAAGAATGTAAACCTTTCAGGAGATCCTGAGAGTGGTTCAGTCGAGGTTAGAAGATTGGAAACATCAGCTTCCAAAGCATACGGAACTGCTAGAACAGCAAGTGAAGGAGATGCAATCGGAAACAATGGTGTTACTATCAACCTTAGTAATGACAAAGAGATAGTAGAGGAAGTAGAATGGAAGGACATTCAGCTTTACGGAATAGATGGAATACTCTCTAAGAGAGCTGTAAACCACCAACTAGCTATGATAAGAGAGTTGGATACTGCGTTCTTCACAGAAGCAGAAGCAGACGGTTCAGAGGAAACCATTTCATCCTCAGATATAGAGGATAGAGTTGAGGAATTGATACAGTCAGTTGAAACTACAGCCAACGATAATGTTGATGGTGTAGACAGAGATATGATAGTCTTAACCCTTAAACCAGATGTTTACGGAGAATTAAGAAACTACATTGACACATTACCAAATCCAGTAGATGGTGGTGTTGACATAAAGAAATTCCACGATGTAAGAGTATTTTCTAACAACAGACAGACGAAAGATGCTATTTGTATGGTAGTCGGCTCAGTAGCCCAACCAGTAGTAGCACAACCTTACGCAGTTGACAGAATACCTCTTTCAAACGCTATGGCAGTAGAACTATTCTACTCATACGGAACACAAGCAGTAATGGCTGACTTAATTAAGTATGCAACATTTAGCGAAGCAAGTGCTTAATAGTTGTTTAACTTAATAAGGAGGGAGTTATGGAAGATACAATAGAAAGGATTTTGAGTTACGTGATACTCATTGATTCAGAGCTAGAAGGTCTTGGGGAAGAAGATTTTTTGGGGTTTGTAATCTCCGAGGTTCTCGATAGAACATTGCTTTATATGAATCGTAGCCAATTAGTGGCACAATACGAGGAAGATTTGCTAGACACAACTGTTGATGAGGAGGATTATGTCCTACCTATACCAACGGAGTTAGAAAGACCGTTAGCTAGAATAGTAGTAGGAAACTACAAGACTATATTAGAGAACGTTGATGTCGACGCAACCGCAATCAAGTCGATTAAGGATAATGGTCAGGAAATTACCTATGGGGACGGAGTAGTTAGCTACTTATCTTCTAAGGAGGATGCAGATATCTTTTCTTCTATAACAAAGTTGTTAGATAAGTTTAGAATTCCCAATATCGTTGAGAATACCTAGTAGCTTTACAACTCAAATGGCGGACACCTTTTATGACAAGAGTATTAAATTACTTAGTTATACAGAGGAAGTTGACGACGAGGGTTGGGTTACAGTTGAAACGGATAGTTCAACCACCTTCAAGGGAAATGTAAGATTTGATAATCTTGCACAGATCCAAGAAGATTTTGGTCTGGACGAGGAAATCGACATTGTAATAACAACTAACGAGAGTATCAGTTTGGGAAACATCCTAGAGTACGATGGGGTAACATATCGTGTAACGAGTGCTATCCCATACGACACACATAAATTGATTACAGGAAAAAAATGGTTAACAGAACCTACGTCCTTAACCTCTCCAAGTGCATAAAGAAATTTGCAGATATGGGGCAGATAGAGGATTCCGTGAAAGCGACAATACTTCCAACCATAAAGGAGAAGTATAAGAACTATCAGGAAACAGGTTTTACTGTAAGATATAAGGATGGAAGAACAAGATGGATTGAGGGAAGGTACTATATGAGAAACGCCCTCAACGACAGAAAGGAGATAATTAAAAGTGGACTTGCAGAGTATATAAAGAAGGGAGTTAGGGAAGCCAGAAGGGTAAAACTAACCCCATATATAACAGAGAGTGCAAGGAAACTTAGAGATAGAGCGTTTGTTTTATCTCCTGTGGATACTGGTGCTTTAAGGGAGAGTATAGCTGTGAAGATAGAGAGTAGATAATTTGAGTATAGATTTGAATGACAGAACCTAAGAGTGAAATATACACAATCTTGAGTGGATTAGGGAACGCATACCAAATGAGAATGGGGGTAACAAGAGATATGCCCTGTTATATATACCAAGTTATAGGTAATGTACCAGTTTATTCTTTAGACAAGCAGGTAGAGTACCAGAATATTGAAGTAGCGATAGATATCTACGCAGAAGATAGTGAAGGGAGTGGTGGGTTGTTGACTACTCTAGTAGATACAATGTTAATAAACAACTACCGAATGACTTATTGTGCGGATATTCCAAACGATAAGTACAGTCAAATAAGTACAGTATTTAATTTAGCAGGATACTAAAATGGCAGCAGCAAAATCGTTAGGTACAACCCTAACAAAGACAAAGAGTGGAGAAGAAGCCGCAGACCTAGTCATTGCCGATTTAACAAGTATTGGCGAGATAGGTGTAGAGAGTGATGAAATCGATGTTACAACACTAGATAGTTCTAGTGGGTACAAAGAGTTCATTGCAGGTTTCAAGGACGCAGGAGAGGTTTCCCTAGAGGGAATAATCAAGAGCGAGGATGCTATGGAAGCTATGTTAGCTCTAGCAGAAAGCCAAGTAGTCGAAGAGTGGACTATTGAAGCAATAAGTGGAAGCAATTGGGTGTTTGACGGATTTGTCAAATCATTCAAAGAAGGAGAAGGTACTGTCGACGGAGTAAGAGGATTTAGTGGTTCTATCAGAGTTTCTGGTAAGCCAACTTACACAGCAGTCGAAGCAAGTGCATAAAGTTTAGGGGTTAGAAATAGCCCCTAGCTTCGCTAATTAAGTTAAGTCGAATTAAAATGGAATTAAAATACACGCCAAGAGGAATAAGTAAAATAGAGAAGGAAGCAAAGAAACCTTTACAGGATCTACTGGCAGACTTTTCTATGAGTAATATACTACTATTTGTTAAAGAAGGGCTTGGGATGGATGAAGAAGCTGCATACAAGGAGATTGAGAAATATCTCGCAGAGGACAAGGACACCTTTATGTTATATACGGATATAATGGGAGCGTTACAGAAAGCAGGTTTTTTACCACGAAAGCTAAATCTCAAGAAGATACAGGAGAGTATGAACGAAGCTCTCAAGTAGGAGGTTTAGAAAACGAGTTCTTTACAAACGTATGGAAAAAAGGAGAAGTGTCAGCACTCTTAATTGGTGCTAGACTAGGAATAGACTGGGGTTTAGAATTAGAGAGGTATTGGGAAACGACCCCAAAAGAATACTACCAGTACCTAGAAGTGTATAAAACGATTGAAGAAAACAGAGCGAAAGAAATGGACTTTAATAACTTTAACTTAGGGAAATATGTAGCTTATGCTGTAAACGACCCTAAGAAGTACCCAAAGAAACCTTTTCTGCAAGAGGTAAAAGAGGAAAGTAAGGTAATGACAGACGAGGAAATGGATAGAGTTATGAAGAGGAACACCATCGCATTAGGTGGCATAATAAAATAAACAACGCTATAAATGGCAAACAACATAGAAGATGTAAAAGTAATAGTAAAAGCCGACGCTAGTCAGTTTAAGTCGGAAATGAAGGGTGTTACCTCCGATTTGCGTTCGGTGCAAAACGAGATTGCCAAGTTTTCTAGTAGTGTTCAAAAGGGGTTTTCTGATGTAAGAGCTACAATGGAGGGGATTGGATATAAGTCCAACGAAATGTCAGGAAAGATTTTGGATTCGGTAAGTACCGTAGGAGGTGCTTCCAAGAAGATGGGTGGTGCGGTTGGTGGTGCTATGGAAACGGCAGGTTCTTCTATGGCTAAAATGGGTGCTATAGCTGGGGCTGTAGGTGGACTGGTAGCAACAGCAGTTCAAAAAGTTATACAACTTATAGGGAAGTTGATATCAAAACTCAAGGAGTTGACAATTATGTCGACAAACTTTGCTATAAATGCATACGAGAGTGAAACCCTAGTAGCAAGGGTATTTGGAGATGGGACTCAAGAAATCGTGGCTTGGAGTGAGGAGTTGTCGGAAGCGTTTGGGTTAAATGCTTACGATATGAGGAAGTACGCAGCAACTCTTTACACAATATCCGATAGTTTGGGTTTAACTTCCAGACAAGCATTAACACTTTCAAAGAGTTTGGCACAGTTAAGTGTTGATATGTCTGCGTTTTACAACATTGATATAGAGGACGCTTTCACAAAGCTAAGATCAGGTATTACAGGAGAAACAGAACCTTTAAGAAAACTGGGTATTATCATAACTCAGCAAATGACCAAGATGTCTGCTTACAAGCACGGAATAGCAGAGGTTGGCGAGGAACTGTCGGAACAGCAAAAGGTTTTGGCAAGGTATATGACGATAATGGAACAGACCTCGATTGTACAGGGTGCTTGGGGTGATGAGCTACAAAACCCTGCGGCACAATTAAGAATTCTTGGTAATAGGTTAAAAATGGTTGCCATTAACTTTGGTTCTATATTCATACCTATACTACAAAGGACTCTACCGTACCTACAAGCACTTGTTAGTTTGTTGGCAGACGTAATAAATAAGCTAATGAGTTTATTTGGAATAATTGGGGTAAACGTTGACAGGAATCTATCTGCGTTAGAGAGTGGTTTTGGTGATGTCGGAGATAAAGCAGAAGGAGCGGCAGGAGGGGTATCGAAATTAAAGAAGGAACTCTTAGGACTTGCAGCGTTTGACGAAATGAACGTGTTAAAGCAACCAGATAATAGTGGGAGTGGTGGAAGCGGTGGAGGAGGAGGGATTGGTTCTTTCTCAGATTTTGAATTACCAGAATACGACTTTGGATTTGACCAGATACTTGATAAAGCAAACGAACTGAAAGCGAAGATTAAAGCCGCTTTTGAGGAGATGTTAGAACCGATATTAGCTATAACTACAGCTCTAGGGGTTATGTTGGCTGTAATGAGTGGTGGAACACTCTTAACTGTTGTGGGTGTAATTATGGCTGTTGTCGGTGCTTTCACGCTTCTTTGGACTGTGAGCGAGAAGTTTAGGAGTGGAGTAACATTTCTTGGAGAGCAATTAGGAGCGTTAGTGGGGGGTGCGTTTGGGACGTTTAAGCAAATACTCTTAACAATCTGGGATATACTAAGACCGTTTGTTGTGTTTATAGGAGATATTCTTGGCTCTGTGTTTACAGCATTAGGATACATACTAGAACCCATCATAGAAAGAGTTAGGGCAATAGGGATAGCATTTGAGTGGATGAGAGAAAAGTTAGAACCTGTAATGGAAGCTGTTTCTGGGAGAATGGAGATACTCGGTGCAATAATAGGAGGACTAATAGAAACCTTCGGTGCTTTAGTCGGTGGAATAATGGACACACTAAGTCCGTTTGACGAGCTGATACTAGCAGAAAGGGACAACGAGATAGCTTCTAAAGACTTAGAAACCGCACAGAAGGATTTGAAACAAGCACAGGACGACCTTACGGTTGTAACTGGTAATCTGGCTGACGCAGAGTTAGCCCTTATAGATGCAGAAAAGCGACAGAAAGAAGCAACTGAACAACACACGATAGCATTAAACTCTCTCAATAAAATGAAGGAAGAGGGTAAGCAAGGGACAAAGGAGTACGAGGAAGCAGAGGAACTCGAACGTATAACAAAGCTGAAACTTGAATCTGCAAACGGTAGAGTACAAAGTTCACAACAGAGAGTAACAGACCAAACAGAGAAGCAAACGGTAGCACAGGAAAAGGTAAATGATGAAATTGAGAACGGAATAGACGCTACTAATAGGATAAACGAATCACAGCAAAGACTAGACTCTAAGGGGACGGTTAAGTGGACTGATAGAATTAAAGATGCATTTGGAGATATGGGGGACAAGATAAATAGCATATGGGACGACGTTTGGGTTAGGGCTAAAAGTGGTCTTAACAAGGTTATTGACGTTTATAACAGACTAAGGAATAAGGTAAACGGTGTGAAGCTACCATTTGGAGCAGGGACTATAGAGCTACCATACATACACCCATTAGCGACAGGTGGAGTGGTTAGCAGTCCTACACTCTCTATGATAGGAGAAGCAGGTGCAGAAGCAGTTTTACCATTAGAGAACAATACCCAATGGATGGACTTACTAGCAGATAAAATAAACGGTAACGGTGGGGATATGCACTTAACAGTTAAGATCGGAGAAGATAAGATTATAGATAAAATTGTTTCAGGTATGAACGACAAAAGTCTACGGACAGGAGTTAATTTATTAAACATATAAGATGGCAACACTAACATACCTTTGTAAAATTGGTAGTACAGATATAACATCCTACTTAAAGGGTTACGAGGTTAGTTATGAAGAGCTATGGACAGAAGCTAATAGAAATATGGCAGGTAATCTGAAAGCCACTTTCATTGGAACAATACCAAAGATATCTCTTACGTTTCGACACTTAACCAAAGCAGAGATGAGTACCGTTCTAGGACTTCTTAATACCCACACGTTTACTGTAAGTTGGTGGGAGGAAGGGTCGGACGTTTACAAGGAAGCTAGTTTTTACAGAGGAGAGCTTAAAACAGGAATACTAAACATTGCAATGGGTTTGTATGTTGGTATGTCAGTTAACTTAATTGGTTTCAACAAACTCTAATGAGGACAGTAAGTGCAGATTTCAAAACAGCAATCAAAACAGCAGGTCGGCAACTTAAAGCGTATGTTACAGACGGAGAGGACGAGATAACAGAAGTTGATGACCTAAAGAGTTTGAAGATAACAAGTGAGGGAGGGTTGTGTAGAACCGTACTAAGACAAGCCGAAGCCATATACTTTGGAGAACACGAGTACCTAGATAGTTATGTGAATATAGGGATTGGAGTACTACTGCCAGACACTTCAACGGAGTACATAGATTATGGGGGTTTTAAGGTTGTAGAAGTTAAACAGGATATAGCTAGTGGTATTACTACTGCTAAGTTGTATGACAGAATGTATGAGGGTTTACAGAAGTATGCCCTAGAACCAGAGTATCCGATTACTACTTTTGAGTTAGTAGGAAGTATTTGTACAGAATTAGGTTGGGATATAGCAGTAGAGAGTTTTCCTAATGACGATATATCTATAACTTCTAATATCTTTGAGAATAGTGATGTTAGTTATAGAGATGTCCTCAATATGATAGCCGAAGCAAGTGGTTCAATCGTATATTTTAACGAAGATGACGAATTAGACTTTAGACAGATAGAGGATACTGTTTTAGAAACTTTAACTTCTGCTAACCTAATGAG